AAATCAAGAAGCTCTGCACTCGCCCATCGGTTATCTCTTTGGAACATGTTCATAAGAGCCTTGAATATTACCGGATATTGTATTGCATTTGTTGTCTGCCCTACAAAATCAGATGGCAACCCGTAATCCTTGAATTCCGGAATACAGCCTTTCAAAGCCTCCAATATGATTTTCAACGCCTGCTCCATAGATGTACCGAATTTCTTTACCTTCAAATCATCATTCTTAAACTCGAATTCCGTATCTATGTCTTTGCCCAGCACGTTATCGCCTACCAGTGTATCTACCACATTATCCACATAATTTACACCGATATTGCGAAGATTTACAGCAAAAGTATTACTTCCTTGTCCTGCCTTGTAATCCTCTTCTATAATGTATTGTGGTGTGGTTATAGAGGTCCAGTCGTCTTCCGGGTCCGTCATTGCGATTTCTTCCGCTACATTCTCAAACGTCTCACCTGTCCTTAGCTGCTTGTCAAGCTGTAGGGTGTTCTGTCTTCCAAGTGTTGCGCTTCTTAACCATCTGTCAGAATTTTTTATCGTCAATATCTTTGTTTCCACTTCCGAAAAGTTATCCAGTATTTCCCACATAGAAATATCGTCCAACTTGTTTTCATGAAGTTGAAACATGGGTTCTACGATATTGATTTGCGCAATCATCTTGTCAAGTTCATAGAATGACTGTGCGTTTATCTCGCCTCCCTGGTAGTAATCCACTATATAGGGATAATGATTATTACAGAAGTCCACATAACCCTGGAAGAACTTCTTTATGTCGTACCCTGTAATATTCTTGAATTTGGCGTATGCCGTTTCCATTACTGCATCCATCCTTTACCCTCCTTTATAATAACGTTGCCAAAGAAGCCGCCAAATCGTTCACGCCTTTCTGTATTGCTGCGGCCGTACAAATTTTAGTGAGTGCTGTTTTTGCTTTCTGTTCCCCTGCTACAGCTTCCAAAGGCGCTATCGCTGTCATTGTAAGCGAATATTCCCAAATCATATTGCGCTGCAAACTCTGATTTAACACCAACCCTGTAGGGGGCACAACTACCAAATAGCTCTCACCCAAAGCCATATTATAAAAGTAAAGACGGAATGGCAAACCGTCCTTATCCACACCGTTACTTTTTGATATGATGGCTTGCAATATCTTCGTGCATCCATATCCATTTTTTACAGACGGGTCAAATGAAGCTGATTTTAAAGAATTTGTACTTTTTCCCGAAACATCGCTTAAACTCCATTTTCCGGCTGATAGGCTATAGGCCGCTCCTGCCAGACTTGACGCACCGCCACCAAGCGACAAAAGCAATTTAAATGTTCGTCCGAAATCCCCTCTTATCGTTATGTCCTGCGGTACAAAAGTAGGAGAAGACAACACCGTAACGCCCCCTGCCGTATTCCTTATGTTTTCCCTTTTTGCTTCCGTCTTGCTTATCGCATTCGGATTAATCGGGAACGTGAAAAAATCTATCGTATTGTTCTTTGAATCCGCCAATTCAAGCGTACAAAGATACACCTCAAAATCATTAGGAAATTGAGATGCAAGTATAGCTCTTCCGGCTGTCTCTATCAAAGACCCTGCTTTCTGTATTGCTGATTGTGCGACGTTTGCCATAATCTTTTCTTATCGTTTTCAAAAATACAAAATAAATATCAATCCGAAAAAGTTACCGTGCTTTTTATTCCGTCGAACTGTAACGGATTCACAGCCGATACCGCACCGACACCTGCCCCGAATCCGGCTTTTCCGCCGTCCATCGCTGCCGAACCTGCAAGCGCTGTTTGCCATGCGTTCTTTAATGTCATTATCTGATTTTCTACATTGTTCAACAACTGTATCAAAGTGTTGGCTAATGTCAAAGGCTCTTTCGCATTGTTTATATTCACCTTCTGCCCAGTTATAAGTTTTATTAGGTTCTGCGTCAATTGAATCATTTCTGCGTCATTGTCATAGCCCAGCACTACACCGCTTTCGTCCATTGTTATATGGCTTTTCCCGTCGTGGAAATTGACATCTACCGTATTAGGGTCTACCTTTACCGTTGTCGTCTTATCCTGGACCTTCCATGTAAAATTAGCCTCTTCCTGGTTTATCGTCAGTCTTCGTATCTCCTTGTCCTTTTCTTTTACATCCTCGACCACATTCACGACTTCCGTAACGACTTCATTGTACCCCGTTACTTTCACTTTCTTAGAGGCTATTATTTCCGCTTCTCCCGAACTTTGCAATCTTATCTTGTTCTCCTCATTGCCTCCCAGTGTAACGTTGAAATTTACGGGTTTCTCGATAGAAGTAACATTCACATTCCATTCCCGGTTCCGTGGGTCTATCGTCATTGACATGGTAACGTCTTTTATCTGTTTCTTGATACGTACAACGTCCTCGCTCCATGCCGGGACCTCATCATTTCCAATAAACGTTCCTATCACTATAGGCTGGTTCAAAAACTCACCGCTTGCTATAACTACTTGTGCTCCAAGCTCTCCAGGCTCTTCCGGAAACCATATATTATTAATCGCCTCATTTGTAATACGCACGTCGTTTCTGAAAACACCGCCTTCCATCATAACAGCAACAAGATTAGTGCGGAAAACGGTATCTATGTAACTTTCCCTGCCTACATCTGTAGGCAGCACTATATACCCTTTTGATATATACGGCAAATTGTTATTGCTTATCCTTGGTTTTCCTCCTGCCATTATTCAAGTCCTCCAAAAAATTTTCTGTTCAAAAAATAATCAAACTGTTGCTTGTCAACTTTAGGGTTATCGTAATTCGTTATCTCTCCACTTTCTGCTTCCTTTGCCTTTTGCCTCAATCCGCTTAAATCCACCAACTTGAAATAATCCGGCGTAAATCCAGACGCTGATTTTTCAGAAACGGAGTTGTCATTTCTTTTTACTGCTTCCATCAGATTTCCTTTCAGTATAGGAACATAGAACCCTCTTTCTACCTGCAAGACTGTACGTCTGTCTACCCCGTCACGATTAAATGATATGGTATTGGTTACATTCGTCACATAGAAAAATTCGTTCGTACTTTGATTCAGTACAAAGGTGCCTATCTTTATACGTCTGTCTCCGTTTATTTCAATTGTTCCACAACGTGTAAAAGGCACGTACATATTACTTTCAACAAGATAAATCAAGTCGTTCAACATCGTTGCCTGGTAAGTAGAAAATATCTTCTTGTTTTCCGCTCCGTTCTGTATCATACGAATACAGTACATGTCCACGAAATCCATCTTTCTGTTTCCCCATCTTTCTACATATTCTTCCAGGTACACAATAGGGACAAATGCCAATCCCGGCTTGTCTTTTCCACCAACTTGTGAATTCTGTCCGTGTAACTGGAACCAGGTGTAAACCCGTGGGTCATAACTCAAATTATAGGAGATAACGTTGTCCGGCGTTATGGTTATATAATTTTCCGACTTGAACGCATCCTTTATCGCCTTTTCCGTAAACGGGGGTTGTCTTACAATAATGTCTATCGTGTTTATATAGGTGTCAAAGAAAAATTCTGTCAAAGGGTATTGACAAATCCTATCCATGTATTCCATTAACGTACCGTTCGGATTTCCAAGGCCCGTATCGGTCACAATCCTTTCCATTATTTCATTAGATATCTCCAACTTCACAATCTGCCATATTCCACGTACTGGGACACCGCTTGTTCCGGGTATATCATAAGCACTTGTTCTTTTATCCTTCCAGGAAGAAAACACATCATCCTTGCATACTCCGATAGAAGACATTATATTTATGATGAACCAGATACATTCATTTATCGTCTTGTACCCCAAATTCCATATAAACTGGTATGCTCCGCTTATTACATTTCTCCCATCCCATACACCACCAGTTTTCCGCGCCAACCAATTCTGCACCGTATTATTGACGTTTTCAAGCGGTATAAAATAGCTTCCATCCTCTACAAACATCTTTGTAATATCCCGACCGCTTATAACAGTGCTTTTTGAATTGTCTTCCGAAGAATAGGTTTCCATTACACTATCTACAAAGCCTATCATATCCCACACGTTATAATTCGGCCCGTTATTTGCAAGCTTGTTCAGAGATACAAACAAGTTGTTGGCATCCTCACTGTCCGAACTCCCTTCAAGCCTCAACCGTTCAAACCGGACAAACACTATGTCGTTTATCTGCACCACCTTTTCAAGATACGATTTGTAATCATATCCTTTAGGTGTCACAACCGGGAATATATCGTAATACCCAGCCCCGTACACATTCGATAAATTAGCGTCCTTAAAAGGCGTTATATTGATTGAAAACGTTCCGTTCTTGAATCCCTTGTCAGTAGAACAAGTGTTTACAAACTGGCTTACATCCACCACCTTGTTTATCGCCTTGCAATATATCCACACCTTTATATTGATAGGCTGTACTTTCGTTCGCACTGCCTTTTCTTCATCCAATGCAACCACATTATCGGCTACATAACCCTCTTTATCTTCCAAAAGCTTTTTCAAGTTTTCGGACCAATAAGCGGAAAACGGGCGTTGCTTCATGAACATCTCGCTTTTTGCCGCCTTCTGAATAAGCAAGGGAGAATCTTTTATGGTGAAAGATAGAGGTGTATTCGGCTTTATATACGGCAAATCCTTGCTGGAATACTCGGCTTTATATTTCTCTTTCTCCCAATCGTCATATGTAGCCCATATAGCATCCAGGTTTGATATTCCGGACACCTCGTTTACAATATCCATAAATTCCGG